ACGGGCTTTACCAGTTTTAACAGGGGTTCTGTCTTTTAAGTCTTGCACTAAATCTTTAGTCATGTCTTTGACTCTAGTGTGCAATTCTAGTATGATGTCTCCCTTGCGTACAACCTTTATTCCCATGATGGATGATCCTTAACTATTATGTCAACGCTGAGTTGCCTTGAATAGTAACTGACATTTCTGCCATACCATCGTGTGCAACTGAACGTGAAATACCAGTCACAATACCTGTACCTGCATACTTTTCGTTATTCGTAGTGTCTGAATCATCAGCAAAGAATTCGAATTCATATGAAGTTCCGATTGTTACTTGAGGAACAGTAGCAGATGCTTCTGCTGCCTCAGTAAAGTTTTCAATCTCGCCAGTTGTGTCATCATACGCTATGTAAACGTCTGCTGTTCCTGACCAAGTTTTGTGTGTTGTTTTGTACGAGCGAACGCCGCCGCTACCCATATTAGTGTCTTCAACAGTGTCAGCAGATTCTTCTACCGACCATGAACGCAATTCTGCAATTGTTTCATAAGTTGAACTGCCTGCTACGGCTACTCTGACTGCTCCGCCAGTTCCCGCTTTTGTGATTCTAGCCATTATTCATTCTCCTCATTTAGGTCTAAATCTAAATCTACTTGCACTTCTGCTTTCAATTCTTTCTTTGGTTTTGGTGTTCCCACCGCTTTGTCAACCATCTTCCATCCATTTTTCATATGGTAATCAACATCTGTCTCAGGAATACGAGACATAAGTTGACCTGATGGTGTCTTCATCTTTACAAGTTTCATCATGTAACTCCTCTTTTGAATATGTAATTGACTTCTACTGTCACCTTAAAGTTCCCATAAGGATGTTCAAGGTTTTCACCCATTGTAACTTCCTTAACTTGAGTGTCTTTCGCTTTGCCACCTCGAGTTCTGTCAGCATCTAGTATTTCTTCTATTGCTTCAATCAAACCATTGATTGATTCATCTAATGTCTTGTCACTTGCTTTAACGAAACACGTTATTTCAACTGACATTACACCCTCTCTCAAAATACTACTACCACCCATTGTTAAGTCGGTTCTGCTTTCATTTCCAGCAGTGACAATAACATGTGGGAAGTGTGTTCTTGCTAACTTGTAGAACTCTGTTTCATCCCGAAACATTGGCTCACGTGTAACTGAACCCATCTTGACCGTATTGATGTTTTGCAACTTCAACACAATGTCTTTAGTGATGTCTTCACGTACACTCATCTTGTTAACCTGTCCATTCTAGTAAAAGTCTTTTCAGAATCTTCATAAGAAGCGTCTCCATCTGAATCATAGTCCACTCCGGTTCTTAACTCACGTGTGTAAGTTTCCTCGTAGCGGTCTCTGTAAAATGCTGACATGCCCATAAAGATGTCGTCTGGTCTAAAAGAACTTAAACGTGGAAGAATGAAATATGCAAGAGCCACGTAAACTGTTACCTCTGTCCACTGAGTTGCGTTTAGTTTAGTGTCATCAAAATCGTTAGGATGATTAGTCCACCATTCTGATTTCAAACGTTTATTAACTGTGTCTGTTGCACGTGTTAATTCGTTTGTAAACGATGCAACACCATGTTCAAAGATGTCAGGCACATACTGTGTTATGTCTGAATCTGTTGCGTAGTTTGCCATTTTCTTCTCCTTGTTTAAGAATGAGAGAGAGTTAAACTCCCTCTCATTAGATTAGATTTACACTGCTGAGATGACTTTACATGCACGTGTGGCATCAACCATAGCCGCTTTAGCGTGTAGTGATGCTACGATGTCATTACCAACACCAGCCGCATTACGGGCAATTTCAACATCCAAGTTTTTGAACATTGCAATACCGAATGCATTTTCAGCCCATACACAACCTGTGTAGTCTGTTGAGTCGTCAGTAACAGAAGCAGATTGTAGGATGTTCATGCCGAATAAACGACCGACCATACCGTCACGCATTGCTTCATTCATTGCTTCAGAACCTGCGAAGTCTGCACCTGCTAAGTCTTGTAGAATGTCTTCTACTTGACTTGGGTGTAGTACTGCCCACAACTGACCAGCAAATTTGTTAGCACGTACTTTTTGTGCCGCTGTTGCTAGTTTGTCAATTGTTAGTGCTGTGCCTGTTGAACCTGCAGTTGAACCTGCTGATGTGAATAGACCTGCTACGTCTGAGTCAAATTTCTCTGACACTGCACGACCAAGAACTGTACCTACAGATGAGAAGTCACCTGAAGAAAGATCCTTAACTAATGCACGTGCGGCATATGTTTGTGCTACAACGTTAACCGCTGAGTTAGACACGTTGATTAGGTCTAGTTCAGAGATTGGAGCACCGTCGTCATATGTTTCAGTTGAAACAGATGATGTTGC